ATTTCAATGATCCACGCCATTGTTCAAATACCGCAGACATATGAGCTATCGGTGTCATGTGTATTTCCCCAGTCGCTGCCACCACATCCAACATCATTGGTGTAACTCTGGTGTTCCACAATAGAGTGTCCACTGGTAACGTCCCATCCCACGAAAACTGTGTGAGATAGGATTCTCTACCACAATACTGGACAATATCCATTTGGTCTGTACCATCAAGCCCAGCGACTCTAGAATCGACAGTAACTTCAGCCTTACTGTCTAATGTTAATTTCATCGCACCATCATGCGCATCCGTGTTCGCTAAATTACCAGCGGGCAACGGTTTCGTCTGTATGATGTTTGTAATAATGTTTGGTCGACTCATACCAAACAATTTAGCCATAGAACTAGTCGCATTGGCTCCAATCTGCGTCGCCATAGCGTATGGTCCCACTTTAGGCAAATTCACAAAATTGCCTGCAAAACTGGCCAAAGCACTCATAGGAGCAGATATTATACCATTTCCGTACTCATCTTGAGCTCCCATCTTCATAGATGGTCTGCCACTTTGTGCTAATAGCGGCGGATCAGCCGATGTTGGCACAGTGAGAACAACGTCTGTTGCCCATATAAAAATACTTATGGTAACAGGTTCATTCCCAGCATTGGCATGCTGTAAAGATTGGAATGACTTCATTGTGATATTTCCAGCTCCACTCCATGTGCCAGTTGGTATATCAAAATAATTATCATCCCAAAAAAATGGTAAATGCAATTCTGTCCCTGCATTCATTGTGGGGTTTAAGAAACCATGTGGTTTCTGGCTTGCTGCAATTAAATCTTGATTTATAAAGTTACGTTGCACAGTCACTTGATCATTCTTAATAAAAGGGTTATATGAAACCAACACTCTACCATAATGAAACTTCGTACCTGATACAACAAACTTTACATGCAAATTCATTTTTAGCAATTTATAATTCTTAATCTTGTCACGCACAGCGGAATTTGTACAGAAAGCGTTCCAAGGATTAAATGAATAGAAAAATGGTTGCCCTACCAACCATGATTGTGCCGACTGCCTAATGGGTCGGTTTAAAAAGGTAGCAATACTTGCATCCAAATTATGCCCAACCTCCATAGTGGAGTCAGTGCCATGCCCAATATCAACAGCCCACCCAGCTTCTTCATCAGCAAACTGAGTGACTTGTTCCTTTTCAGCAGCATCCGCACGCGCCGTTTCGACGCCTGGTTCACCCGACTGAGCACACAATATCTCTATTTCATATAATTTATTTAAATTATCGGTTTTAAAGTCCGATACAACTTCTTCGTTATAATTGTTACTAACGCATTGTTTTTCATTGTGAGGACTAGCGTTATAGTCCTAACATGAGTGGTATTTTATGAGCCGGGAAGCTCTACTCTAAATAAAGTACAATCCCTACACACTAGCCTGTCCTCGGACTGAAGCAATGTACAAACTTCAGTGTCGAGCGTTATATTTCTAATGTGCAGCTATTTTAAACTTATGCTACGGATAGCTCCGGAGCGTGCAGGTTAGGTCTGCACCACCCTTAGCGTGCGGTTATAGCCCCGCACAGGCTTTCCAGACCTCTTTAGAGGTCAAATTTTTCCCTATACCAAGCATCTAGCTCAGCATAGGTTGGGAGACCGACTAAATCCCCCATAATACCAGCTGCTTCCGCCACTTGAAGCATCTGGTCTCGGCGTTTGGTATACACTTCCTCGCCAAACTCGAAAAATTTCAAAGCTGCATTCTGTAAGCTCTCAACGCAAGACTCATTCTCAGTCAATATGTCAGACTTACGGTGGAAGTGCAACATTTTAGCTAAGGAACTTTCTTCACACGGGCTACGCCAAAAGCCTGTTTTCGGATCTTTTACAGCGTAATGTTTTAAAAAGCTAGCTTCACTCAAATTTATATATGGGCGAGTCTCTGCTTCTTTATCTGCCATGGTGTAAACTATACCAACCCTGCCTAAGATTTCTGCAATGGAGGTATGATTAAAGTAATCATGGCCCTTCTTGGTTCCGATTAAATTATCATCCCCATAAGTCGTGGCTCTTGCAACTTCATGGAATGGAAGTGGCCTTGCAATTTTAGCATTATTGCATGCCTCGTAATATGCATATCGCAACAACAACGAATTTACAATGCTATTGGTCTGGACTGTCAACGCATGGCCAGACGGGTTCGTCCCTGCCTGTATTATCAATGTGTTAAAGCAATTGACATTGGCGTACGTGATTTCATCTGCGATGCCACGCATAATTGTTAAATCGCGCAAAGTATATTTCCCTGAATATTCCGCCATTGAAATCATCAATTTAAAGGCAGCTTTCAATATGCTAGGTCCCATTGTGCTATCAAAAGCCTTATAATCACCTGCTATTAGCCTATCTTCGCCGAATTCAGAGATATACTCAAACATTTCACCCCATTGTGGCGATTGCACAACTATGCCAGCTGCGCATTCCGTCACTCGAGGGTTTCGTTGCATTAACGCACAAATCGGCAAGAAAAATTTGCGAACTTCCAAAGTGAAAGGTGCATTTGCTCCAACGAAAATGCGACTTACATTCTTCGTCTTTTTCACCGCCTCATCTTTTACAGCACACGTAAACACCGTGTTGCACCGATTCCCAATTGCCAATTCACTTTCTATGCGTTCCATTTCCTCCAAAACTAGAGGATGTATGTCTCGCACGCATGTGATCCCCTCAACGACGCGCTCGCTCTCGGGGAAATATGGGCGTTTGGGCCCTGACAACGGGTATCCCATTGACGTATCCAAACTTATCGCATTAATTGCTATAACGCCATCAGCACCGGACACGTTTCTATCGTTATCCAGTTTGCCTAATTGGGCAAATTCGGATTGGGGTAAGCTCTTCAACCTCGCTTCAAAATCCTTGTAGGCTAGCTCCAATGTGGCACTATTGTAGTTAATTGCTGGCCGGGATTTAGTCATAATACTAGTGTGTCTGTGTATCCTCGCATTCAAATCCTCAGGCACTTTGTGTTGCACCTCTATGCCCATGATACTCTCTACCCATGGGGATATCTTCGATTGCGTGACTTGCGTCTTTCGCTTAGACATGTGGCCATCAATACCACCCAGCACTGTTATCATGGACTCTTTTCCTAAATCGTGGGTAACACATTTAGGATGCGGCTCTGCTAACTCGTGTAAATCTATGCCCATCATATTCGCTGGCATATACGATTCTGAAGCTTGGGTCATAATAAAAGATCGACCATTCAATTCCTTCACAGCAGTCCTAATCATATCTTGTGTTACGTATCCCGCAGCTCCAATTTCGTCTTTACCAGCCAAATGTATACCTAGTATAAACGGTATTCGCGTGTCAGTTTTGTCGCGGGTTTGTGCTATTACAACGCCACCACATAATCCACAAAATGTTCCAGATGGAAGCATGTATCGGCCCCCATGGAATTTCGCCTTTGTGGACACGATGTCTCTCATCTCGAGAGCCATTGAGGGATACTCGATAACTTTGTCTCCATCGTTGTACAATAATTGACCGGTTAATACTTTACCATCCAAGCTTCCTTGCGCGAAAAACTTGGACAAGTCTTTTTGGGGAGGAACATTGGGCACATACAAAAATGCTATATCGCTATTCGGCACACATACAGTGACCACGCGCGACACTTTGCATCCTTTAATGCTCTGCCCATTGATAAGTATAGTGATATCATACTCGTCATCAGTCACCACATGTGCTGGAATCATAAATATGTTCGCTTGAACAGGCAAAACATTAAAATGTTCCCCAGTGGCTTCATTAATTGCCTTGTGTAAACGTTTGGCAACAATGTTCCGCAAATTATCAGCCGACGTATGTACGGATGCTGATGAAACTAGCGTTCTTGGTACTATTCGGTTCGCACCACGATTACCTTCGTCCCAAAAAGCCTTATCATTTTGCCAAGGCTTTCCACTCGGTATTATAGCAGCAAATACATCTTGTGATGACACTTTAACTTCATCTGATCCTGATTGTTGGTTTAAATTTTTCCACGCTGACGCCATGAGCGCCAATACGGACCAGCAGCCTAAACCACATAACAATAAAACCAATCCACCTTGAAACATAATCTTATGTTTCTTAATGTATTCACTTGGACGCGGCAAAATGAAACTAGCTTTCATCTCCTTCTCCAAACGACACCACTCTGCATACAACCATGCTAAATATAACATAGTGACAACAATTATCTGGCGTCCTGGATGACCTCCGAATGTACTTTCGTTGAAGGCTAGCATAAACACTACTGTTAAATAATATTTTAATGAATGCACATACTCCTTTTTCATATATCCAATAAGATAGCATGATAGATAATGCTGTACAAAAGTCCAAGTTAATAGTTCCTGTAACAATGCATTCACCACAACCATGCATTCCGTCTCAAAAGCATACAAAAATTGAGCAATCTCGTTGTAATATGGAATTCCCATTTGGGCCTCCAATTCCTCAACGTCCGATAGTTCGGGATCCCAATCAGCGTCCGTTGCCTCATGCAGCTTCTTAATCTCCAGTATTGATTTATCGATGCACTTTTGGCAAGCGCAAACTGGCATACCATGCTCACACCTTTCATGTTTAGTCATATGTTGAGTCTTAACAAACGCTCTTTGTTGGGCTCTTTGCTTTGGTATCTCCTCAGCTAAAAATTCCAACAACTTGGCAATGCTAATGTCTTTCATTACTTGACCCTTGTATACCACAGGAGTAAACTGTACGGCTCCAGGAGGCTTGCTATGTGCCCCACCGTATTGGTTGCCACTCGTATTTGGAATAGAAGCAGCAGTTTCAACGGTAAATAGTGCATAATCAGGGAATTCTTGATTGCTCATATGGCTAATCAATGCTGGATCCAACATGTTCGTTCCTGGCTTGCAATACTCTTCCTTAACTATTTGCGTTATGATAAAATCAAACCTGCGCAAAATAGCTCCTGGAGCGTTGGACAATTCGGGTGCTTTCAAATCCTTTACATTTGTAGTGACTGCCACAAATTGTGGGCGAATCATCACCTTACCCTTCTTCTCTGCCTCTGGCATTAGTGCAGCCATTGGAACATTATTCAAGAATTGGATAATCATAGTGTGTGGATTGTTTTGCATATACTTCGTGTTCATTTGGCACACGTCATCAATTACAACGCCCTCCACATCGGTTCTATACTCGGATTGAAATGAGTCCTCCGGGTTCATGACGATACACCTAGATGGATCACCAGAACCTCCTGCTAATACTACTGCAAGATGCATCAACGGCATTATAATGGCAGATTTGCCAACTCCTGGCTCTCCATATAACAGGAGTCCGAATGGTTTCTCTCGCATGCGTTCTTTCTGTTGCAAACTTCGGTCAACACCCATTCGCTTAAGATTGACCATGTATCCGGTATAACGCCCCCTATCATTAGCTTTTGCACTAGATAACAAGCGTTCGCAATCGGCTAAGCACTTAGCTAAATCCCCATCGAATTTGTTGCAAATATCTTCATCTGCACCAATTTCCACCATTGCACAATTTGTCAGCAATGTAGAGTAATCGTTTTGAAATTGAACTTCCTTGTCGTTCTTCACTAAGCTCACCAACTTACCACTCTTAATAAAGCGTAGTAGTGACTCACAAACCCTTTGTACTACTGTAAAGGCTTGTGTCACAACCTCATATAGTGTAGGAACTTTAGGTAACTTGCCAATCTCATAAACTAACATGTCATTATAGGTGTATGACAAAGGTTTGCACACACCATATGAAACTAGCATTTGAAAGAACAATACGCAATCATGGAATAATTCACCATCTTTTAAAGCCTTGCACATACCAGCTAAGTCTCCAACTTGCTCTAGCGACCAAGATAGATACTCATCAAATGTTGCGTAAAGTCGGTGTAATTGGAATTTGGCACATATTTTCTTTGCCTCCTCCCAAAACCCATGGGCCATTTTATATGACCCATTGGGATCAAACGGATTATTTCCAAAAGCGGCAAATGTATCTTGAATATTCTTCAATTGCCGTTGCCAGAGTGATAAATCCATCTGTATAGCATCCTGTAAATCTGCTTTGGGCTTTCCGCCCTCTGCACCACTTTCCCCAGGTGCTGTAGCGCTAGATTGCGCTGTGAAAGTGTTAATCAATTCCATTGCTGTAGGAAAGCAATTGAATCGTTCGAACACACCCTTTACCATCGTAAGGGGTGTATTCATGGCGTGGCGGCCGCGCTCCACACCTCCAGATGCTACAAACTTCACAATCTCAAGTACTGTACGCACCACAACATAGGATGCCATAAAATACATTACAAATATCTTAGGTAATGTGTATAGCTTTGAGGGCCCCTCCGGCTCTCTTTCGCTGCTCACGATCAGCGGACTTGCGGCACTTTTTTGCTGGCTTTTACCATTGATACCAATATTATTTTCAGAAAACATGATTGATAAAAAGTGGGTTTTGCTATTAAAAGTGTATGTATAATTGATCTTATTTACTCAATGTTGAGTATATATTTTCTTCTACCTCAACGTATAAGCGTGAATCACAAATGGAAAGTAACGCCAGCTACTCTGCTCCCCGGTAACGAGAGACAAGTGATAATACTTATACGTATATCGTAAGACAATTCGGCACAGTACGTCGTGCTAATGTGATACCTTTCGACCTATTGGTCACTCATTTTTATTCCATCTCTCCAAACTTTAAATCCTATCGCGGATAGTTCGAATGCAATCGATGTTTTATTATAAGTGGTGGATTCTACTCGAGTTTTCACAAACCTAGTCCGTTTAAAATACTAATAAAACCTATGAATAATAAGACTAATGTAACAAAAGAAAACTAATTACTCCGGGTAATAGCGTGTTGTATAACATCACCGGAGCTTAAACGTTAATCTTCTTAAAAAGGTTTGGATCAGCTATTCAAATACCACTACATGCTCCAATACATGGGGTATCGTTTTACTTATTGGTTCTTGTTGTTAGTTTTCAGCCTAAAACTAACAAAGCGGGTCCACGCGGTAAAGCCCAATAAAGGGCACCTAAATATAAATTAAAAGTTGCATAGCAATTCTATATGCAACATATTTAGTCCAAAACTCAGTTATTTAATTTCCTGAGAATTGCAAAACATTTAACAATTTAATTATGTATCTACATCATTAATAATAGTAATAGTCTACAACGACTTTCACTATACTGATCTAGAAAGGCTATTGATATCTCTACACAATAGTCATTCTATTTGAACAGGTGTAAAGATTAAATAATAATAAATTGAAAAATGCGAATAAGTCGGGAGTGGCGATTAAACCACTCAACAAACTCGTGTTTACGGTCATGGAACTTACATATCAATTAAGATATGCAGGTTCTCTCT